CATCATAGTAAATATACAAACATCTGTTTGTGCCTATAGCTGCATACTTACGACCATCTAAATCTGCAAATACATGTTGTGCTCTTGCAACACCAATAATAGTATCATTAACTAACTGTTGCCAACCACCAATTTTTTCTGGCATACCATATCTAAATCTTACATTATCTCCATCTACCCATACATTTTCAGCTTGGGTATCTGTGATTTGTTTATTAAAACCTGGTCTAAATGGTATTTTTCGTAAAGCCATAACAGCATTATAGCATATGTGAATTAATTAGTAAGTACGGAGAGTGTGGTGTGGTGGTACTCCCCGTACAAGTCTAGATTATAGACTACTTCTTAGACTTCGTCAACTTGGCCCCTTTAAACCAAGCTGGTAGACCAATTAAAGGTCTTTTATCTAATTCGTTTTCTTTAGCAGTTTTAGATCCTGCTTTGTTATAATGTAAGAATACTTGACCACAGTTCTTACCTTTGAATTCTTCTCTCCAATGTTCTAAATCACATCCAGAATAAATTAACATATCTCCAGGTTTGAGGTCGACTTTAATTCCAGCCTGACCTTCCTTACCTGTTGGGTCTAAATAGATTGGCCATTCATCTCCACCTAGATTTAATGTTGTTGAAATTTCACAAGAGTATCTATCTTTATGTCTAGCGAGTACATCACCTTCTTTATAGATTCTTGCATAAGAATATGTTTCAGATAATTTTAAACCTGTATGTTTTTCCATAACTGGTTTAACTTCAGTCAATAATGTTTCCATTGCAATGTCAGAATAATGAGAATAAGTATTTGGCACTTGTTGATCATTCCATACACCAAAGTATTCTGTAAATGGTGAAATGTATTTGTTATCAAATAAAAATCTTGCAACTTTTCTTTTGTTTAAAAAATATTTGTATACAAATTCTGCAAGTTCTGGTGAAATAGCTCCTTTTAATACTGTGTATTTATTTTTTTTGAATGACATTATTTTCTCCTTGATAGTTTAAAACTGCTTTTGGTATTGCTTGGCAATTCCAATGTATAAATCTAAAGGGCTCATAACCCATATCGACAATATATTGATGAGGCATATATGATGGGAAGAAAATCATTCTTCCAGGTTTTACCTTATAATGTATTTGTGAAGTTGCATAAGTGATATTAGATTTATCTTTTTCTGGTAACAAGTTCATTACGTTACCTGCACGTGGATCTTCAAACATTGGCATAGATGTTTTCTCACTTGCTTTTAAAAAATAAAAACCAGACATATGTCCATTCCAATGAGTATGTAAAGTATGATGACCTGCACCTTTATGTGAAAACTCTTGTACCCACATTTCTGTAATAAATACTTGATAATTAGTTAAATCAAAACCCATCTCTAATAATAAATTATGAGATGTTGCTCCAATATAATTTTGAAGTTCTGCAAATTTTGGATCTCCAATTAATGATGTTGAATGAAAGACGTGACCCATATCTCCTTTATCACCAAACTTTTTATTTCTTTCATCAATAGCTGGTTTTAAATTTTTTCTAGATGCTTCAATATATGGATCAGATGCTTTATTTAATTCTTTTACATATTTATCTTGATCTGCATACCAAACAGGACAAGCAAAGTATTGTTCTCTTGCGAGTTGTTTTGGATAACCTTCTTCAATTATATTTTTTACTTTTTGTTTTCTAGCTTTTGCTTTTTTCTTTTTCATATTTCTCCTATCTAAATGGATATCCTAAGTTCCAAATCACCAAACTATTTCGTTCACCACTTTTTACTGGACATACTCTATGCCATACAAATGAAGGAAATACAACTAAAGATCCTTTAGGTAATATCTCTTTACATTTAACAATATTAGCTTTTTTATCAGGATCTAAATTTCTAAAATCAAATTCTAATTCACCACCTTTATAATCTTTTGGATCCGATAAAGTAACGGTTACAGATAATTTTCTAATTTTTCCATTAGTTGGATCTTGTGGATTTTGTGTTTGATAAGGTTTATCCCAACTATCACAATGCCAATCATAATATTGTCCTTTTTTATATTTTGTAAATTGACAAGACTCAGACCAATCCCAATTAAAATTCCAACCTGCACTTTGATTTGCTTGATGAACATAAGGTTGTATTTCTTTATACACCCATCTATCATTCATCCAAACAATATCTGAATTTCTTTTCTTTTTTAAATCAGTAACTTCTTTTGAATTTAATTTCTTTTTTCCAAAACCACCAGTGACTGCCATTTGATCTTGCATTTGATGACCATACTTTACAATGTCATCACAAATTCTTTCAGGGATAGCTGATTGAAAATACCAATAATAGTTTGAGAGATTCATAAATTCTTTATGAACACATATCTATCATTTTTTAAGAGATAGTCAATGTTCCAGAAACTGTGAATGTTGCAACTTTATCGTTTGTAGGACCAACACAAGATGTAACAGTATTAGTACAAGGACTTACAGCAAAAGTTACAGCACTTGGTCCTCTAACAATTACAATACCTGAACCTCCTGTAGGTCCTGTGCCTCCAGGATAAAATCTTATACCTCCACCACCACCACCTGTATTTGCTGCTCCATTATTTGAAAGTGCACCATAAGTTGTTGTACCTGCTCCTCCACCACCAGCTCCACCTGAACCTGCTGAACCACCTGGTTCAGCACCACCTCCACCACCGCCAGCATAAGTAACAGCTGATCCAGTAATGTTATTTGGTGCACCTGCACCTCCATTACCTGCACTTGGACCACTTCCAGCTTGACCTGCTGCAGTTGCTCCACCACCTCCACCACCACCATAACTTGGTGAACTACCTGGAACAGCACCATTTCCTCCATCGTTACCTTGCGGTGGATCTGTTGGAGGAGTATTTCCTGTACCACCCGCTCCAGTTGAAGGTGATAAAAAAGCTCCTCCACTTCCACCACCAGAACCTCCAGGTGCTCCATCATTACCTTGTCTGTCTCCAGAGCTACCACCACCTGCTGATGTGATAGTAGAAAAAACAGAATCAGAGCCGTTTGAATTTGAACCTCCTGCTCCAACGGTTATTGAATAACAACCAGCTTTTATAAATAAACCACATCCCTGTAATGGAGAAGGACCATAACCAGAAGCTCTATATCCTCCTGCACCTCCACCACCAGTGTAATTATTATTATTAGGTGTAGGTGCAACACCTGATCCACCACCTGCCACTACTAAATAATCAACATCAAAACCAAACTCTGGCCACGTTCCTTGTTGCTTGGCTGCCATTTGAGATTGTAAGCTCCAGACACCACTTGCTTTGTTTAATTCTTTTACGACTACGATTCCTGAACCGCCTGCTGCTCCTGCTCCAAAATTTCCTGTACCACAGTTTTTACCACCACCTCCTCCACCACCACCACCTGTGTTAGTTGTGCCTGTTGTTCCATTTTGATAACTAGATCCACCTGTTCCACCTGATCCGCCTCCGCCAGTTCCTCCTGCTCCACCTGGTGATGCTGGTCCTGGTGACCAACCGCCACCTCCACCACCTCCTGCGTAAACTCCACAGTTTGGTGTTCCTGGAAAATCACTTGAAATATCTAAACCTGCTCCACCAGCTCCTCCTGGATTTGCTGAACCTGGAGATCCACCTCCATCATCACCACCTGCTGCTCCTGCTCCACCACCGCTATTACCACCTCTACCTGTTCCACCACCTGCAGCATTTGATTGGGGTGCTCCTGATGCTCCACCTGCACTAGCTGCTGGACTTGTTATTCCTCCACCTGCTGATGAACAATCTAAACTAGATGCTGATCCTGATGTTCCTATTCCTGTACTTGTAGGTGCAGCAGGAGGTCCACCTGTTCCACCGCCGCCTACTGTAATTGAAACTGTTCCACAAATATTTAGTTGACTATTTATAATTCCGCCGCCACCTGATCCACCACCACCTTCTGAAGCATAACCTGCATTACCACCACCACCGCCACCAACAATTACTGTTTGTGCAACTCTAGTTCCTGGTTGAAGTGTTAAGCATCCTGATGATATTTTAGTAGTAACGGTACACTTCCCGAAAGAAGTTTTATTTGTTTTACCGATTATACCGCCATTGGTTCTGGCCATTTAAGTCTCCTATGCGGACACCCAAGCTGTGCCGTTCCAATCGTATACTGTTGGAGTTTCCGCTGTATCGTTTGATTTAGTTGCTGTCCAACCTTTTGTATTGTCAGCATTATATTTATCTTCATCCCATCTGATGATGTATCTCCAAACTATTGGATCTGCTCCATCGTCCGTGATAGTTGGGTATGTGATTGGTGCTTGCCAATCATCATTAGAATCTAGTAACCAAGATGCATAAGGTTGTGGTGATATAAATTTATCTTTTGTTGAATCATATCTATAACCAATACCTGCATATTGTTTTCTGAAATTTGAATTATAAGAAGTTTGTTTCCAAGTTCCACCTTTAAAAAAATTAACGCACCAAGTTTCTCCATCAACGTGCATATCGTTATCACCTAATGGTCCTGCTGCTGTTGCTATATCATTTCCTACTACAACAACTCTTTTTACAATTTGGTGTGTATCAGTAGTAAAACCTGTAGGGTCTACTTTTGATTCTAGTTCTGTGAAATGTGCCATTTTCTTATCTCCTAAAGTTTTAATTATAAATCATAATTTTTGTAATGTCTATATGCTTTATGCATTTGTCCAGTTACCATCTTTAACATTTTCATAAACTTCTTCCATACTCCATACACCAGATGCTGATTGAACTGCAGGTTCTTTAACTAAAACTATTCCTGAACCACCTGCTCCACCATTTACACCTACTGGACTTGGAGATCCATCGCCACCTCCTCCACCAGAACCTGTATTTGCACAAGCATTTTGTCCTGCACTACCTGCACCTGAACCACCTGGATTACCATTTGAAGGACCAAAACCTTTACCTCCTGCGCCTCCACCACCAAAACTTCCACAATTAGGAATACTACAACCAAAAAATCCTGCTAAACTTTGACCTGCTCCACCATCACCTTGTCTTCCAGGTGAATCTGGACTGTTACCTTGTTTTCCAGCTGAACCTGCTCCACCGCCACCACCAGTATATTCTGGAGGTGAACCTGCTCCTCCTGGATTTGCATAAATTGTAGATGAGCCACCTGGCCAAGGAGTTTGAGTTGAACAACCTGCTGCACTATTTCTATTTCCTCCACCACCAGAACCACCATTAACACCACCACCAGCTCCGCCGCCAGTACCAGTTATAACTAAAGGCGCTGGACCAAATGTTGAATTAGTTCCTGAGTTACCAGTGTTAGGAGCACTGGTTACCGCTGCTCCACCACCTCCGATTACAACTGGAGTTGAACCACCTCCTGAAACAGGAAAACCTGGAACATAAACAATACCACCCGCACCACCGCCTCCACCTTGATCTCTATACCCAGAACCACCACCAGCAACTACTGCAACATCAACTGATGATGTTAAAGGTTGAGCTGTGAAACATCCTGTAGCCGTTATAGCTGTAACTTGTTCTGCTTGAATACTTACTGTATTGGGAGGTCCGATTATTCCGCCATTAGCCATAGCTGGTTATCCTCCTTATGCGTCGTCTAATACTTCATATGAAATAAATAAATCTAAATCAGATGCAGCACTAGCTCCACCTTTTAGTATGTCGCCTTCTCTTAAATATATAGGCGTGTCCACTAATACTAACGTTGCGTCAGCTGGGACAGAAACTGTTTTAGCAATGTAAACATCAGCAGCACCACTTGCAACTGTTGCACCAGAAGATGTTTGAACACTTGTGTCAATAAAAACTGTTACATCTGCTGCGTTTGTTCCATCAACGTTTGCAACTGTCATTCTATTTATTTTAATTAATTTGTCTGATGACACAGTCATAAGAGTTGTAGTCGGAGTTGCTGTTAAGTTCCAGCCAACCGACTCTCCTCTAATATCTGTTACGTTTACTATATTTGGGTTTGCCATAATTATCTCCTATATTATCCGAAAACTATTGCCATTGCAATAGCCTTTCCAATTCCAATTCCTGCATCTCCAAAACTTAAAGTACCTGATCCGTTAGTTAAAATGGCTTGGCCATTAGTCCCATCAGAAGCAGGTAAAGTAAATTGACTGATAGTGGTGAATGCAGCATTTACATCAATTAAATCAGTTCCGTTTGCGTATGCAAATCTTGTTCCTTTGTCTGTAGTAGCAAAAGTAAAACCAGTTCCAGAAGCAGTTTTAACTTGAACTGTAAAAGTTCCTGTTGTGTTATTTTTAAAAATATAACTTTTTTCAATTCCATCTGGAACAGTTACAATTTGATTTCCAGTTATAGTTCCTGTTAATTCTATAATTAAATTTCTTGCATCTGAAGAAGTCGTTGCTCCATCAGTAATTGTAAGTGCAGTAGTTTGTGCACCTCCTGCAATTGACTTTGATAAATATCCTTGAGATTGTTCTACGATGTTTAAATTAGTATTTGTAATATCACCCCATGTACCAGACTTTTCGCCTGTTACCATTAATTCTATTCCAAGTGTTGTAGTATAACTTGATGGCATATTTTAATTCTCCTATTAAAAGTTTATTTTACTATCATTAAGCTGCTAAATCAACCTCAGTCCAATTATTTGATGCTCCTGTATTTATCTCAGTCCATGTATTATTAACGCCTGGATCCACCTCTTGCCAAGCTGTAATAGCCACAGAACCAATGCTTGTAGACATTGAAATACCTGTTAAATTAACCTCTGCTGAAGCCGTAATTGTGACAGAGCCTATATTAGTAGTTAACTGTTGTCCTGTAACCTCTGCTATTACTACTTCATCTACTGAACCAACTGCCATAGTCATAGATTGGCCAGTAACGGATACATCAGCATCAGCATCAATATCCTCTTCACCCATAGCCATTGTCATAGCTATACCGGTAACATCTACTGGAGTATTTAAGTCTACTGTTTCATCACCAATTGCTGAAGTTAAACTGATACCAGTTATTGTTATATTTGCATCAGCTTGTGCTGTAACTCCATTAATACTTAATGTTGCAGCAATACCTATTACATTAACTGGAGTGTTTAAATCTACTGTTATTCCTTCAACGTTTAAATTTAACTCTATTCCTGTTACGTTAGCATCAGGTCCAGGATCTACAATTCCTGTAGTTGAAGTTATTTCTGATCCTGTAACATCAACATCAGCATTAGCTGCACTTGTTACTTGTCCAACAAAAGTTTGAGCTTCTACTCCAGTGACGTTTGCATCAGGTCCAGGATCTACAATTCCTGTAGTTGAAGTTATTTCTGAACCAGTAATATCAATATTAGCGTCTGCTGTATTTATTACTTGTCCAACAAAAGTTTGAGCTTCTACTCCAGTAACATCAATATTAGGATTAGCTGTATTTGTAACTTGTCCAACACTTAAAGTTATTTCTGAACCAGTAACATCAATATTAGCGTCTGCTGTATTTATTACTTGTCCAACAAAAGTTTGAGCTTCTACTCCAGTGACGTTTGCATCAGGTCCAGGATCTATAATTCCTGTAGTTGAAGTTATTTCTACTCCAGTAACATCAATATTAGCATTACCTATATTTGTAACTTGTCCTACTAAAGTTTGAGCTTCTGTTCCAGTAACATCAATATTAGCGTCTGCTGTATTTGTAACTTGGTCGATAAATGTATTTAATAAATTACCAGTAATGTTAATATTAGCATTAGCTGTATTTGTAACTTGTCCGACAGAAATTTGAGCTTCTATTCCAGTGACATCAATATTAGCAGTTGCAACAACAACAGTTCCCACACCAACAGTTGCAGTCATACCTATTCCAGTCACCATTGCATCTGGAGAAGGGTCTACTTGACCAACTTCTGAATCTAAAGTAATTCCTATTACAGACACATTAGCATCTCCAGTAACACTTTCATTACCTATTTCAGATGTTAAACCTATTCCTGTAACATCAATATTAGCATTACCTATATTTGTAACTTGTCCGACAGAAATTTGAGCTTCTATTCCTGTTAAAATAGGACCTACAGCAATATTTTCTATAACTTGTCCGACAGAAATTTGAGCTTCTGTTCCAGTAACATCAATATTAGCATTAGCTGTATTTATAACTTGGTCGATAAATGTATTTAATAAATTACCAGTAACATCAATATTAGCATTACCTATATTTGTAACTTGGCCGACTAAAGTTTGAACTTCTATTCCAGTAACATCAATATTAGCATTAGCTGTATTTGTAACTTGGCCGACTAAAGTTTGGGCTTCTATTCCAGTAACATCAATATTAGCATTAGCTGTATTTGTAACTTGTCCTACTAAAGTTTGAGCTTCTGTTCCAGTAATATCAATATTAGCATTACCTATATTTGTAACTTGTCCGACAGAAATTTGAGCTTCTATTCCAGTTACATCAATATTAGCATTACCTATATTTGTAACTTGTCCGACAGAAATTTGAGCTTCTATTCCAGTAACATTAATATTAGCTGCTCCTGTTACTGTAACAGAATCTATATTTAAATTTAAAGATTGACCGGTAATATCGACATCAGCATCAGCATCGGTATCTTCTTCTCCTATGAAAGAGGTTAATTCAATTCCAGTTACATTTATATTTGCATCAGCTGTATTAGTAACTTGGCCAACATTTGCGTTTAATAGCTGACCTGTTGGAATTATTAATTGACCAATGCCAACTGTAACAGAGCCTATATTAGTAGCTATAGCATCTGTTGTACGAACGGTTTCTCCCCAAGGATCACTTCCCCAAGAATCAATACCCCAGCCTTCAAAGATTACATCAATGCCATTATCACCCCAGGCTTGTTCGCCCCAGTTATTGGATCCCCAAGGTGATGATGACACGTGACACTCCTTAGCTAATTCTTAAAATAGCAGCAGAAGTAGTGAATGCAGGGAATTGAATTGTAAATGTTCCCGATGTTGCAGTTTTGTCTCCACCGAAGTCTAAAACAGCAACGGCTTCAGTAGTACCTGTACCACCATCAGTTGTTGTATTATAAATCAAAGCTCCTCTAGCTGTTAGTGTAACTCCGGTGAAAGATAAATCAGCAAAGTCGGTAATAGCGACTCCTGATGAAACTTTAACACCTTGGTTAACTAAAGCTTTTCCACCTGCAGAGTATCCTGATGGTGAAGTTACTTCGCCAGATGATGAATAGTTAGTAGTCGATGCTCCTAATGTAGCAGTAGAAACATACATTGCTAATTTGAATGTATCTCCACCTGCGCTATCAAAATCATGCTCACCACCCATCAATTGTTTTTTAAATGAATTGCAAATTGCATTAGTTGTTATTGCCATAATTATTCTCCTTATTTTAATAATGTATTTGGCGATGGTGAAGGTATCTGTATTCTAGGTACCCCATCATCGTATTCTGCACGTCTTCTTCTCCCCATTTGTTGAAGAGCAAAATTTTGTACTTCTTCATCATACTTGCTTTTATACAAGTTGTACATATCCACCGGACCTTTTAAATAACTAAAGGCCTCTGTTAACACCCCATGTAATAACATTGATTCTTGATATGTAGATAAGAACGTATTATTACTAACTGTAAATTGTGGTGGATCTGTAATGTAATTTATTTGCACAGTATATGCAGAATTAGGTATAGGTGCTACAAGTATATTAAAATCATCCCAATTAGCCCAATATTTAGGTTCACCTGTAGCCGCATTATTATTATATTCAGAAATAAAACTTGTATCTCTTTTTTCTAAAAAAGTTCTTGTTGAGCCATTAATCATTTGTACTGACCTCATTATTGTTAGATCTGCAGGTAAACTTACATATCTATTACCTGAGGTAAATGTAGATGTTGAATATTTTCTAAGATCATCATAATCAACTTTACCAGCAACATCCAATTCTACAGATCTAATAAAACCTTGTATAATAGCATCAGTTAAAACAGAACTACTTACTTCTGTGTAGTCTCTTACTTTTGTTAAAAAATTTGCATAAGTTATAGCCATTACGTTATACTCACTGTTATTTGACCTAAGGCCGTTAATAATTCTCTTCTTCTATTTTGCAAAGATGGGTCTGCAGGTACCATTACAGTTTGACCTTGTGTTATATAAGCAAAGTCACCAGGTAATGTTAAATCAGCAACACCAACCATAGAACCACCCGAATCCGCATAGACACCGTCAATATTAGTCGGTTGTTGAAATTTTTGAGCTCTACTATTTTGTAATGCTATGGCATCTGCAACAATTCTTTTTCTTCTAATTTGAGGGTGCTTAGGTTCAAACTCAGAATAATGCACTAAAGATCCATTCCATTCTTTAACCATTTCAGTATATGGAAATGCCATACCTGATCTATCAGATATTGCTAGTGATCTTTTACCTGTTGCCCATTTAGCCA